CTCGACCCGCGCCCCCACCACCAGGATTCCGTGGGCCCGCCCGTACTCGACCGTCGCGCCCGCAGCCTCGACCGCCAGCGTGTCGGTCGGGGCCTCGAGCTCGATCACGACCCTAAACGTCCGCGGTCCCACGCTGCTAGCCATCGCGTTCCTCCGCCCCGAAATGCGGGCAACTATACGCTGCGCCCTCGTGTCCCGAAATGCGGGCGCACGTCATATGTCCTCCCCCTCGTCGGCCCAGAACGGCAAGGGCCGATACCCTTTCATCACGTACCCGGCGCGCCACCCGAAGCGAGCGACGTGCGGGGCCAAAACGACGACCAGCGCCAGCGCGGCTAAGAACCCCATTCTCAGGAGTCCTCATTGAGCTTCACAGTCCCGCCTTTGCTGCGCAAGTCCATCACCTGCCCCCAGTACCCGTTCTCCTGGAGCGCCCCGTCGATCGTCTGGAGCTCGGCGATCAGGGCGTTGCGCCGCGTCGTGAGGGCCTCGGCCCGCTTCCGGAGCTCCGTCATCCGCAGGAGCCCGCCGTTCGGCTCCGTCTCGTACCCGTAGCGCCAGCGCTGCTTCAGGAGCGCGCACTGCTCCGGGAGCCGGACCGTGACGCCGCGCGCGTGCGCGATGCCTAGCAGGTACTCGACGCACGACTTCTGCCAGTCGTACTCGGTCCCCACGATGAGATCGATCCCGAAGATCCCGAGCTCCCGCACCCCGTAGCGGCCCGCCAGCCAGCGGCGGAGCGCTGCGGGGTCCAGGAGGAGGGATCTCGCGCTCGCGCCGTCGAGCCCGCCCGCCGCGCGGCGCCCCAACTCCTCGACCTCGGCGTCGACCTGCCGGTCGAACTCGTAGATCGAGAGCGCCACCATGAAGGCCACCGTCGAGGTGAAGTAGTCGATGCCTGCCACGCGCTCGATCACCCGCTCGAGCGGATACCGTACGCTGCCGGGGATCTCCTGGATCCGCTCGGACATGTAGATCGGACCGTCGAACTCCGTCAGCCACCCGACGTGGTCGGTCCCGGGGACGTTGTCTTCCCTGAAATTCTTGTGGATGTCGAAGTGCCGGTCCACGCGCGGGATGTGGCGGTAGAGCTGATTCAGGGCCCAGATCGACCAGCCGGGGTCGTCGAACGGCGCAAGGTTGCGGCTCGAGGCCGCGAACCCGCAGATCGCGATCTTCTGACGCTGCGACCCGTCCGGCGCCGTCTCCTCGACGATCGCCTGGTCGTTGTCCAGGACCCGCAGCTTACCGCGCGCGGGGTGGTTCTTGTCGGCGCCGGTAGAGCCCGGCGCCTGCTCGGCGAACGTCTTGTGGCTGCTCATATCGTCTGTACCCTCCGTCGAAGTGACTCGTGGAGCCGGGTCAAGTGCGCCCTCTGCCTCTCGCTTAACGGCATACCGCGGCGCTGTCGGTTTGCCTCAGCCACGGCTGGGTTCTTGCGCCCCCGCTGCGCGGCTGCTATGTTCTCTCTCGCCTCTGCGCTAAGGTGCTTTTTCGCTCTGCGCATTTTCTCGCGAGCTTCTACGGATATCGCATGTCCGATCAACGCTTTGCTAATCTTCAACCGCTGTTCTGGGCCGATGACTTGGATTCGATCGGGAAACCTGCGCCCCGCCAGAGGGGAGGACTTCCCTTTCAGGGCAGCGCTCAGTGAGGCTCGGTGCTCCGCGCTGAGCGGCATACCCTTCTTTGCAGCGCTCACACGCGCTGCGACTGCCGGATCGAACATCGGACACCGCGCCGATTTCGAAGAATTCAGCACCGACTCGAACGAGTCGAGCCACACCTGCTCGCGGATCGGGAGGTCCTCGAGGTGGCAGCACTCCAGGACGACGAAGACGAAGGCCTCAGGCCCCTCGGCGCGCCACGCCTCCTGCAATGCCGTTGCGTGGTGCCTCCCGGCCGAGAGGTCGCCCGCGTGGGCGCCCCAGCGCCGGAAGACGTCCCTGGAGCTCCCTACGTACGCCCGCCCACTCGCGCGGTGGACAATCGCGTAGACGCCGCAGATCTGCGAAGACATACGGTCGGAGCCTCCTCGATGTCTCCTGGGTTCACTGCCCGCGCCGGTCCTTCTTGGCCGGCGCACGCGCCACCATCTTGTGGGCGGGTGGCCCCTCGACGAGGGGCGGCATCTTCGCCACCCCGCGCTCGACGAGTGCCCGCGCCATCCAGTCCTCGAACGACGCCGTCTCGCCCGGGTGCCAGAGGGCCCCGGACTGCGGGTCCGTCAGGCGCCGCAGGAGGACGACCTCCGTCACGCCGCCCTCGGGCCTGGCGGCTTCGATATGCCGACGAGCGGGCCCCCTCTCGGGAACCCGCTCGCCCTCACTGAGTCGGACATGCTACGTCGCGCAGCCGGTCGTGACCAGGATGCGCTTGCTCGGCAGGCCGGGCTGCGCCTCGCCGGGCTCGCCGAAGATCGCGGCCGCCGACATGTGGAAGCCGCCGCCAGCGCACCCCGTGGTCTCGAACTGCGTGCGGATCGCGACCTTGATGAACCGCTTGGCACCCGTGAGGTCGAAGACCGGCCCGGGGCCCGCGTACAGGACGATGCCCGTCGAGCTGGTGCCCGCGACCGCGCTCTGGCCCGAGGCCGTCGAGGTCGTGGTGCTGGTCAGGCCCCCGAGCCCGATCTCGGTCGTGAGACCCACATCTTGCTGGATGACCGAGTGCATGGTGTTGGCCGTGCTGGTGGCGGTGGTCTGGCGCCACAGCCCCTGACCGACCAGCCAATCGCCGGTCGAGTAGGCGGCGAACGTCCCGCCCGACGCGCTGGCGTGCATGATGCCCGCGCTCAGGGTGCCGACCAGGATGTCGCCCGCGCCCGCGCCCGTGCTGCCGTGGTGCCCGTAGATGACGGGCGCTACCAACAGGGAGTTGAACTGCTTCGGCAGCCCCAGGCGGTCGATCACGAAGCCAGGGAAGAACTCCGAGCTCCCGATCGCGCTGGTGGCGCCGTCCGTGTAGCACGTGAAGCCCGTCACCGTGCAGCTGTTGAACCTGACGTTGTGCGCCAGGGCCGGCACGACCATGAGCTGGCTGACGTCTCGAGTGATCATCTGCTCCCCCTCCGCTCCGTGTTCGTGCCCGGGGCGTCCCCGCCCCGGGCGTTTCGCTCGCTCATCTCAGCTCAGGTCTCTTACACGCTGCCCGGCTGCCACGCGACCTGCGTCAGGACCGCGACCGCCTTGTCGTGCCGCAGCCCGAGGTCGTGCTCCGCGATCGCCCGCACGACCGTCTGGTCCTGCGAGTACGCGGCGATGACGCTCGAGCCGTCGTGGTAGGCCGCCTCCTGCGAGGCGTCCACGATCAGGTTCATGGCCTCCCCGATCACCACCTGGGCGAAGTCCACCAGGTAGATCTCCGACTTGTTGCTGCTGGTCCCGACGTTGACCGGGACGCCGGTCGTCGCGGCGAACGGGAAGCCGAAGAACCGGCCCGTCGCCATCTCGTCGCGGAAGACCGAGAAGCCGTTGGTGTTCTGGAGCGTCCGGAGGTACATCTCGGTGCGCGGCGCCCAGACCCAGCCGGGCGCGATCATCGGGATGTTGGCCTCCAGGAGCTTGAGGATCAGGTTCCCGATGTCCGAGAACGTGTTCGCCACCGACGCGGTGCCGTTCGCCGACAAGATGTTGTCGGCGTGCGCCCAGTACCGGAGGCCGCGCGGCGTCGACTGTGTGCCGTCGTCCCGGATGAAGGCCGCGTCCTCGCGGACCCGCATGGCGTTCACGACGTCGTCCCGCACCATCGCGTCGGCGCCGGGGCTCGAGTACCGGAGCAGGTCGTTCGACATCGGGACCAGCGTGACCAGCTTCTTGAACGTCAGCGTGAGCTGGCCCGTGCTGGGCTCGCTCTTCGTGGCGTTCGTGTTCTCCCCGACGTAGTAGGCCGTCGCCCCGCCGCTCAGCTTCGGGATCTTGAGCGTGCCGGTCGGGAGCGGGATCGTCCGGGCGTTCAGCCGCCGGATGACGGCGCGCGCCCGCAGGAACTCGATGACCTCCTGGCTGAACTGCGTCGGCACCAGGAAACCACCCGCCGTGGCGTCACCCGCCGCGAGCGCCTTCTCGCGGGCCTCGCTCCACTTCTCGGCGAGGTCGGGGCGGCCCCACATCTTGAGGATCCCGATCGCGCCGTCCACGCCCGCGCCCCGCATCTTGGAGGCCGCGGTGGCGCGCACGCAGGTGGCGAAGTCCAGGCCCTTTTCCTCGAACGGCCGCTCGCGCGCCGGCTCCCGCTGCCCGGCCCCCGCGAGGCGGCTCACGAGGTCGGTCTGCTGCGCGCGGATCGGGTCCACCTGCAGCTTGACCGCCGCCTCGACGGTCTCCGCGACGATCGGGCCGCAAATGTCCTTGATGGTCGCGACCAGTAGGTCCTTCTGCTCCTTGGTCATGTTCGGGCTCCTCCGCCTTCTCTCTTTGGTCTCTCTAGTCCAGCCTGCCGCGCGCCCTGCTGATCGCCCCGCCGACCGCCCGCTCGACGAGCGCCGGAAGCGCCTCCCGGAGCGCCTGCGCGATCTCCTCGGTCGTCAGCTCGGCGTCCGCCGCGCCGCCCACCAGCAGCGCCTCGAGATCGAACTCCCGCTCGGCGTCGCTCAGCAGCCAGTCCAGCTCCACCTCGCCAATCGCCCCGACCTTCGCGGTCCTGGGCGCAGGCCACAGCGCCGCCAGCTCCTCGGGCGCGTAGGCGCGCATCTCGGGCGGCTCCCTGTCGAACTCCCGGTAGTGAGCCGCGAGGTGCCGGTAGACCCGCGGGCGGTCCTCCTCCGGGATCTCGACCCCGCCGCGCGCCCCCATCAGGGCGCCCATCGCGGCGCGGCACGCCGACCACACGACGTCCCCGTCGCCGGCGCGGTGGTGCGGGAGCTTCAGGTCGCCGAACAACTCGGGCGGCATCGTCCGGCTCCACGCGAAGTGCCGCGCGACCCGGCGGCGGTCCGCCTCGTCGAGGTTCTCCCACTGCTTGCGGGTGAAGTCCTCAAGCGTCGGGGCGCTCCAGGCCGCGCCCTCCTCCGCCACCCCGTAGTCGGCGGGG